CGGAGCGCTTGGCGGCCAATGTCTCGCGCAACAAACAAATCCACAGACCGTTTTCGGAGTAAGGCTTGGAAAACCAATTACTGACTCCGTGTCAGAATGCGAATTCAAGAAGCTTCCATTTAGGAACAAATCATATTACACGCTCAAGGATTCTAAGCTTTGCTTCAGGCATCAATATAGCGACAATCCGACAGCTTCTTTCACGCCATCGCCTGCCCCAATCGTCGACGAAGAACTAGCAGTTGATTTCGTGAGCACCGACGCGCCTTCGTTGGTGAAGGGCTACATGATGTCGGTGAAGGTGATAGGGGGCGCCGTTCAGTCCATCACCTTCCTCACAAATGGCATTCAGTCTCAAAATTCCGTTCTAGAGCAACTTAAGGCTAAGTATGGAACTCCGACAAGCGTTACCCCAGAGGAGGTCCAGAACCGGTTGGGCGCGAAGTTTGGAAAGCTACGCGCGCGATGGGAACTTGGAGACATTTTCGTAACCTTCCAAGGATTCGCGCAGAGCCTCGATACCGGCTCGGTGACTGTAAGTACGGCCATAGGCGATGCAGACATGAAATCGACGGATCGCGCATCGACCGGCCCAGTCCTCTAAATGTGAATTCAAGGTCAAGATCTAGTTACACAAGAGGGACATTAAATGTCCCTCTTGTGTCGTGCAAGCCTCTGCCCTACTGTCGCCAACATGGCGCGGATAGACGGCGGAATCACGTTAGACCTGGCGCAAGAGCAACTCGGACTTGCGATAGCGGCCCTTGCCGCAGCCCGCTCTCAACAGAGCTTCGCAGTCACCTCGCCTACGGGCGGGCGTTCCGGCGCCCGCGCAAATCTTGAGGCCCTGCTCGCCGATGTGAAGTTCTGGCGGCAGGAAGTGGCGCGCATGCAGCGCGGTAGCAGCGGCCCCATCATCCGCACGGGGGTGGTCCTTGGGTAAGCCCCGCGTCATCCCCAATATCCTCGACCGCGTCGTCACCTACATTTCGCCCCGCGCCGGGATGCGGCGGCAGGCATCGCGAGAGATGATGGCGCTGTACGGGTCATACGTCGGCGCGCGCTTCGACAGGCGCGAAACAGCCGGCTGGATGCCGCGCCCCGGCGATGCGGACTCCGACTCCCTGATCGATCTGCGCATACTTCGCGCGCGTTCGCGCGATCTGCAGCGTAACTCGCCGCTCGCCGGCGGCGCGGTCGATACCATCGTGCAGAATGCGGCGGGCACCGGCCTTACGCTTCAGCCGTCGCCCGACCTCGACGCGCTCGGATGGACGCCGGAGCAGGGCGAAGAATATGTGCGTGCCGTCGAGTCTGAGTATGGTCTCTGGGCCGAGTCGAAGGACTGCGATGTAACACGCACACAGAACTTCTACGAACTGCAAGGTCTGAATTTGCGGTCGATGCTCGAATCCGGCGACACGGTCACGTTGCTGCCGTTCATCAACCGCGCCAATTCTCTCAATCCCTACCAGACAACCGTGCAGGTGATCGAGGCTGACAGGCTCGCCAACCCGCGCGGGTGCGTAGACGGACAGCTCCTCCAGACCGGATTCCGTGTATACGGCGGCGTCGAGGTGGACAATTACGGAGCGCCGGTAGCCTACAACATCCTGCAGCGGCATCCCGGCTCGATGGTGCTGGGCAAAGACCCGTGGGCTTCCGACCGCGTGGAGCTGATGAGCGGTACCAGCGGCCGCCGCAATGTGATTCACATGTTCGAGCGCAAGCGCCCCGATCAGCATCGCGGCATCCCGTTCATCGCGCCGGTGATCGAGCTGATCAAGCAACTCGGCAAATACTCTGACGCCGAAATTCAGGCTGCCGTCATATCTGCCATGTTCACCGTGTTTGTGAAGACGGAGCTTGGCGAGGATGGCGCGGGGCTGCCCACCAGCGATCAGATTGCATCGCTCGAAAAGAATTACCGGCTGGAATCGGGCGCAATTGTCGGACTAGCGCAGGGCCAGGACGTGCAATTCGCCGATCCCAAGCGCCCCAACAGTGCGTTTGACGGGTTTGTGCTTGCGATTCTGCGGCAGGTCGGCGTAGGCCTGGGCTTGCCGTTTGAAATCCTCATCAAGCATTTCACGGCCAGCTATTCGGCCGCTCGCGCCGCGCTACTTGAGGCCTGGAAGGTCTACCGGGCTCGGCGCACCTTCCTCGCCGATAACTGGTGCCAGTTGGTGTTTGAGGCGTGGATGTATGAGGCAGTAGCACTGGGCCGCATCAATGCGCCCGGATTTTTCACAGACCCCATTCTGCACCGCGCCTATCTGCGGTCCGAATGGGTTGGCGATGCGCCCGGCCAGATCGATCCGGAGAAAGAGGCCGATGCGGCCGCCATCCGCATTGCTGAAGGCCTCTCGAACCACAAGGTCGAGACGATGGAACTCACCGGGCGCAACTGGGAAGACGTGCACAAGCAACTTGCCAAGGAACATCAGATGCGCGTCGAAGCGGGGCTTGAGGCTGCCGTTCCGGGTGCACCGCAGCCGATCAATACCAGCATCGTGCCAACCACCGACGGCGGCGATCAGGAAAAACCGGAGGATGCGCAATGAATGTGCTCGATATGCTCAACGCCCCTTGGGCGATCCAACCGGCAATGCTGACTGAGATGTGCGCCATCTACGCTGGCCACCGCAACGGCGAAGCGCGGGATATAAAGGCCATTGAGGCGGCTATTGGCAAGCCGCTCAACAATACGCAGAGACCCTACGAGGTGCAGGACGGCGTTGCTCTCATCCCAATCGACGGGGTGCTGTCAAAGCGTGCGGGGCTTTTCCAGCAAATTTCCGGTGGCATGAGTTATACGAGCCTTCAGGATGACCTGGCTCAGGCTCTCTCTGATCCGTTGGTTACGAGCATCATCCTGACCATCGATTCTCCCGGAGGCTCCGTCGATGGAGTTGAGTCCGCGGGCAATGCTATCTACGCTGCCCGCTCCCAGAAACCAATCGCCGCTTATGTGGATGGCAATGCCTGCAGCGCGGCATATTGGCTCGGCTCGGCTGCTTCGCAGATGTTCATCGGGTCCGACACGGATTCGGTTGGATCAATCGGTGTAGTTATGACGCACCTCGATACGTCGGCTTCCGATACGCTGCGTGGTCTGAAGTACACAGCCCTGGCTGCCGGCCAATACAAGACCACCGGATCTTCGCATAAGCCTCTTTCCGGTCAGGATTTCGGCACCATCCAGGATCAACTGGATCAGCTCTATGGCCAGTTTGTTGACACCGTCGCTCGCAATCGAAACACAGATGCGCAGACCGTTGCCGACAAGATGGCCGATGGCCGTGTGTTCCTCGGCCAGAAAGCAATCGATGCCGGGCTCGTTGACGGCAAGATGACGCTGCCCGCCCTGGTGCAGCGCATGAAGTCTGTAAGCGGCGCGTCTTCGGGCGGCGCTCAACCACAACCCCAACCGAAAGGATATATTGCCATGGCTGAAGTGGAACTCACGAAAGCCGCATACGACGCTGCCCTCGCAACCGCGAAACAAAGTGGCGTGGATGCCGGACTCATCCAGGGCCGCGCAGAGGGCGCGACCACGGAACGCGAACGCATCCAGTCCATCGAGAAGGTGGCGCTGCCCGGCCACGAGGCGCTCATCGCCGGTCTGAAGTTCGACGGCAAAACCACTGCGCCTGAAGCGGCCGTCAAGGTTCTCGCCGCCGAGCATGAGCTTCGCGGCAAGGAACTGGAAAAGATGCGCGCAGGCGCACCGAAGCCCGTTCCGGCATCCGCAGGCTCAGCGGAAGCGGACCGCGAAAACGCCAACGCTGCCGCCGCGCCTATCGAAATCGATGCCAACGCGGTCGCCGAACAGGCTCGCACACTCGTTGCCAAGGCAAAGGCCGAGGGTAAACACCTCAGCTACGCCGCGGCCGTCGCCCAACTTACCGCCAAGAAGTAGCTCAGGCTGCTTCAGCGGAATTCAACGCAAGGAGAAATTCGCATATGGCGAATCCAGGACTCAGCAAGACGCGTATTGCGGTGGCGGCGATTCCGGCCTACACCATCGTCAAGCCTTCGGGTGTGAACGATGGCGAAGTAGTTCCGGCCGCGGCGGCGACTGACAAACTCATGGGCGTTGCACAGAATGTCGCTGTCGCAAACGGCCAGTGTGTCGACGTGGTACTCACCGACATCGCCAACGTCCTGCTCGGCGGAACAGTTGCCGAGATGGACCCGATCACATCTGACGCCAATGGCAACGGAGTGAAATCCGCGCCCGCCGCCGGCGTCAACAACCGCACCATCGGCTATGCCCTCGCCTCGGGCGTGGCGGGCGACATCATCCCCGTTTACCTCGCCGCGGGCAGTTTGCAGGGATAATACGTGCCGGGAATCCCTGCACGGTGACATCAACGATTTCAACCAGAGAGGACGGTTAACACTCGGATGCCTACTCAAACGATTACGACCAATCCGGCACCGTTTATTATCCAGCCTCATCTCACAGCCATCGCTGTCGCGTACAGCAATGAAGAGATGATCGCTGACCAGGTTCTGCCTCGCGTTCCAGTGCCGGGGGAGACCTTCAAGTATTCGGTGTTCAACAAGGGCGACATGTTCACCATCCCGGACACCAAGGTGGGCCGCACTTCGCGTCCCAACGAAGTGGACTGGAGCGCAACCGAACTGGCGGCTTCCACCGTCGATTACGGCCTGGAGGAACCCATCCCCCAGAAGGATATCGACAACGCGGCCGGCACGGCCATCGACCCGCAGATGGTTGCAACGGAACAGATCACCGCCCTGGTCGATCTGGACCGCGAGAATCGCGCCGCCAATCTCCTCTTCAACGCCGCCAGCTACGCGGCCGCGAACAAGACGACGCTGGTGGAGGGCACAAGCCAGTGGTCCGATGCGGATGTGAACCCGCTGGCGCAGATCACGGACGCCATGGACGGCATGTTGATGCGTCCCAACATGATGGTATTGGGGCGCCGCACGGCAACGCTGCTGCGCCGCAACCCATTCGTGGTGATGGCCTTCCATGGCAACCTTGGACAGACCGGCATGGTTCCCCTGGCGTTCCTGCAGGAGTATCTCGAACTCTCCAAGATCGTCGTTGGCAGCCCGTGGGTAAACACCGCCAAGAAGGGTCAGGTTCCCACGCTGTCGCGCCTGTGGGGTCCGCATGCCGCATTGCTCTACACCAACCCGGTGTCAGCCAACACGCGCTCGATGACCTTCGGAATCACCGCGCAGTTTGGCACCCGCATCGCAGGCACTCGCCCCGATCCCGATATCGGCCTCAAGGGCGGCGTCCGCGTGCGCGTCGGTGAAGAAGTGAAGGAGCTGGTGCTCGCCAGCGACCTCGGCTACTTCTTCCAGAATGCGGTGACGCCGTAAGTTAACGGGCGAACCGCCGAGCAGCCGGGCTGAGTAGCGCAACGCGAAAAGCCCCATAACCTCAAACAGCGGGAATGACGGAGGAGCGATCCATGAAACACAGGGTGAACTGGAAACTGGACATGGGAACAGCCGTGCACAAGGAAGGCGACGAGGTCGAGATTCCCGCCAAGCACGTTGACACTCTTGAGAAGCTCGGGGTTATCACGCCGTTGCCTGAGGCATCGGGCGCAAAGGCGACCGGCGAGACGGATGAGTTGACGCCCGCGCAACTTGCGAAGCTCTCCAAGCCGGCCATCGCGGCGTATGCGGCGGCCAAGTACGGCGAGAAACTGGATGAAACGCAGATGACCAAAGATGCGCTGCTGGCCGCTGTTGCCGAGCTGGCGACGAAGGCTGCGAAGTAGATGGCTGCGGCGGACGATATTCGAGCGATACTCGCGACCAGCAGTGACCTGTTCACTGCCGGCGAAGTGTCGTCCGCCTGCATCCTTTCCAACTACGACGATGAAATAGAGACAGACGGCTTTGGCGGCTCCAAGCAATACATCCGCCGCTCAGATGCGCTGGTATGCGCCGATGACTTTCCCAACCTCGGCGAAGACGATGCGGTAACCGTCAACGGCGCCGGATACAAGGTTCTTTCAGCAAGGCTCATTCAGGACGGCCATGTTCTGATGGTCGGCCTGCAGGTGCAGAGGTAAACGCGATGGCCGACTCAATTACGCTGCGCATTCTGACTGCCGTGTATGACGCGCTGAGCGCCGCCGCCCCGGATGCGACGACGGTGCGCAAAGGGCGCAAGTCGCCGAGCAGCGAGGCCAAGTGCCCGATGGTGCAGGTGTACTGGCACATCGAGCAGAATGTCGGTGTCGGCAATCCGCGCCGGCCGATGTTGATGACCCGCAACCTGGTGATGGAGATCAAGATCACCGTGGTTGGCGAGGATGAAGATTTCGATGCGCAGCGGCAGTGGGTCGTTGCGGCTCTGTGGAACGCGGGCAATCTAGGCGGCCTGGTCAAGAACCTCTCCGAGGCCGAGACCATTCCCGTGATCGATGACTCGTCAGTGAGTGGCTCAATGACCGCCGGAGCCATTCGCTATGCGGTGGAGTTCACGACTTCACCCGGCGACATTACGGCGGTCAATTAACCACGAAAGGCGGAGCCACACAATGCCAGTCACTCCTGACCCGAATCAACTGCTACTCGGCCGCGGTACGCTCTACTTCGACCGCTTCGATGTCAACGGCCTTCCCCAAGGCCTCCGGTTCGTCGGCGAGGTCGACAAGCTGGAAATCAATCCAACCTCGACCACCAAAGACTACTTCACCATGACCAAGGCGGCCTCGACCAAGATCGCGCAAAACATCACCCAGCAGGTGCATGAGTTCGATCTTCAGTTCCGCGAATACAACGCGGATAACCTGGCCATCGCGCTGATCGGCGACAAGATCACACTCACCCAGGGTGCAACTGTAGTTGCCGCTGGCGTCGAGCAGCTCACCGCCAAAGCCCTTCCCGGCTATATTTATCAGACTGCCAACCGCATGATATCGGCAGTCACCGCCAAGACGGGAGCAACCGCGCTTGTAGCCGGCACCGATTACGAGGTCCTGGACGCCACGCTCGGCCTGATTCACGTGCTTCCGGGCACAGTTACCCTTGATGGCACGTTGCCTCTCTCTGTTGGCTACACCGCTGCGGCCATTGCCAATGGCACCCAAATCCAGGGCGGCACTCAGAGCAAGATCGAGGGCAAGCTCGTCTTCATTGGCGACCCGGCCAACGGGCCGGTCTATGATGCCGAGATCTGGCGTGTGCGTTTCCAGCCCAGCGGCGCGCTGGCTCTCATCACGGACGATTATTCCGTGATCCCGCTCAAGGCCGAGGCCATGGACGACTCGGCAAACCACCCAACGCAGCCGCTCTACCGCGTTACCAAGCGGTAGTAAGAGCGCGCCACTGGCCACGGGCCGCGCCGATAACGCGGCCTGCCGTGTCGAGAGGAACCGATGGAAACATTTGAGATTGGCGGCAGAACGCTGCAACTTGTGGGCGAAGGGACGGCGCGCCATGACGCGTGGGTGATGCGGCAGATTGCGGCGTGTGGCCTGAATACCGTCAAGCAGCAGGGCGAGGAAGAGACGGATGAGGAGTTTCAGTTCCGGCTCTATAAGACCGCTCTCCAGACTGGCGATATCTTCATGCTGCTGGGCGGTCTGCTTGTTCCCGTCGGCACGGCGCCGACAGCGTGGACTCGGGAGATGGCTACCGAGACGGGCAACTTTCTGGGCGAGACGACAGACCCAGCCGATAAAGCGAAGCTCAGGATCCTGCTGGTGTCGGCGCTATTACCTTTTTTTCTCAGCGGGCGCAGATCATCAAAGACTTCCCCGAGATATTCGCGGCGCCCGGCAAACGTGTCAGCAACCCATATCGCGAGCGTGGACACACAGACTACGGCGACTGGGGTTTAGTCATTCGCGAGGTCGCCGGCTGGGACCATGACGTAACCCAGTGCATCCTCGATTGGCCGCTGCGGGAACTTCTATTGCGCTACGTCGCGCACCTGAAGGCAGAGGCTTATCGCGGATATCAGACCGCCATGCTGGTGTGGGCAAGTAGAACGGCATTCAGCGGTAAACAGAAACCTCCGGATGTTCCGGCGATTCTGAAGGAGCAAAAATAGATGCAAGCGCCCGATATCAGCGTTCGGCTCACGGCAGACGGCGTGCAGGATGTCGTCAACGCGTTCAAGCGCGTGCAGCAGGAGAGTCAGAACACTCGCGAAGAAGTCGGGCTTTTGGGGCAGGCCGGGGAACAACTCAAGGACCTGTTGCCCGTCATTACCATCGGCGCGGTCGTTGAAGGCATCGTCGAGATGGGCAAGCAGGCCCTTGAGAGCACCCTTAGCATCGGCAAGCTCTCTGAGAAAGTCGGTTCAAGTGCTGGCACGCTCTCGGTGCTGGTGATGGCCGCGAACGAAGTTGGAGTCAGCCAGGACAGCTTGAGCACCGCACTGGTCAAGTTATCTAGAAACATGGAGAACGCAGCCAACGGCAGCGAGCAGTCGAAGAAGGCCTTCCAGACTCTCGGCGTCTCCATGGCGGACATCAAGAGCAAAAGTCCTGCCGATTTGTTTGTTGAGATCGCGCAGAAGATGCAGCAGATGCCGGACGGTGCGACTAAATCCGCTGTGGCCATGCAACTGTTTGGCCGAGAAGGCGCCGCGTTGATTCCGGTGATGAACGAAATAGGCACGGCCTCTGGTTTCGATGTGCTGATGGAAAAGGCAAAATCAGTAGGTCTGTACCTATCCGATCAGATGGTAGCCGACGCCAAGCAAGCCGAAGAAGCGATGACCGGTTTGCAAGCAATTACTGCAGGTCTAGCTCTGCAATTCACGTCGGGATTTGTTCCGCAGATGACTGGGGCAATTGAAGACTTCACCAGGTCCATAAGCGGAAATGCGACCGACAGCGTCAAGGCTTTCGGTGATTACGTAGGTATCGCAATTCGCGGCATCGTGAATGTATTCCTGGTCGCCGGGAAAACCATCGGGGCAACCTTCGCCTCAGTGTTTGACGGAATATATGTGGGCGCAGTAACTATCGGTTCCGCGGTTGCCCGGCTCTTAGCGAAGGATTATGCCGGTGTGGCGTTGGCTTTGACAACCGGAAGCAGCGTGGCTAGTCAACGTCAGGGCCAGATATGGGGCAGTTACGAGCAAGACGTGTCCTCAATTGACTGGACCAAAGGGGCAACCGGCACTCCGAATCCACATTCTTCCGCTGGACCGTCCGGCGACGGCGAGACCGATGCACAGAGACAGAAGGCGCTTCGCGACCGGGAGAAGCTGATCGACGCGCTGGCAGCCTACAGAGATCAGGTGGCGACGGCGGAACTGCAAAAGCAGAAAGCCCGCGACCAGGAGTATGACGCCGAAGATAAGGCGCTCTATCAGCAGGGACTCATCACGCTGAGCGAGTATTATACCGGCCGTGCGGCGCTTATCAATCAAGAGAGCGATGCCGAAGAGGCCATCCTGAAGACGAAGCTGCAGGCGCAGATCACAGCCGCCGCGCAGCTCCTCGGCAAGTCAGACGATTTTATCGCCAATCTCATTCAGCAGGGTCCCGAGGCCGTGCAGGCCGCCGCCGGCGCCAACGCGCAAGCCCTGGCCATGCTGGGCAAGATCGCCGAGACCAAATCGCAGATCGATGTCGACGAGCTGAAGCGTAAGCAGCAGCTCAGCGATAACGACGCACAGCGTGCGCAGGCTCAAAAGGAAGCCAATGCGCAGGAGCTTACCGACCGTCAGAAACTCTATGAATTGGAAGGCAACACGAGCGCTGCGCAGCGGGTAGCTCTGCAAAAAGAACTGGCTGACACCGACGCGCTGCTCACGAAGCTCGGCGTTGCCGAGGATCAGCGCAACCTGATATTGAACCGAGCGGCCGCGAATGCTTCCGCCAAGACTCAAGTGGGTGCGCTGTCGCAGAACGGATCGGACGCTTTCGCCAGCCTCGACGAAGCAACCTCTTCGATCCAGGATAAAGAGACTGCCGGCGCAATCTCGCAGGTAGCTGCTGAAACCCAAATCTACAGCATCGAGAAGCAGCGGCTGCCGGCGCTCCAGGCAATCGCCGCCGCAATGCAGGATGTTGTAGACAACAACGAACTCCAACTCCTCTATCTACAGCCTGGGACTGACGATTACAACGCACAGTTGCAAGTGGTCAACAACCTGCAAAAGCAGGTGGATGAATACACCAAGAAAGTGAACGCGCTAGGCATCTCGCTCAATACTACCAAGAGCTTCAGCGTGGAGCTTTCAGACCAATTGACCACACAGGGCACACAAGCGGCTGTGACGTTCTTTGACGACATGGCCACGGGTAGCAAGACAGCGGCCCAGGCGTTCGCCGATCTCGGCACGGCATTTGAGCAGATCATCGTTCACATGATCGATCAAATGATCGTCTACTACTCGCTCATGGCGCTTCTCGGCTGGCTTGCTCCGAACTCGAACATTCTTGCCTCGCTCACCAAATCAGGGCCTTTCTCCGGACTGACCGGTCACTCCGCGGGAGGGTACACCGGCAACAGTTCTGCAACTCAGGTCGCCGGCGTTGTGCATGGCCAGGAGTTCGTATTTCGCGCCGCGGCCACGCGCCAGTGGGGGTTGCCGCTTCTGCAGGCGATGAACGAGGGAACGATCTCATCCATCGCATCCGGTTCGTCTTACGGGCCAGGACACATTGCGCAGACAGCCGCCGAGGCAGGCAACGAACCGATGGTTCAGATCAATATCGACACCAACGGTCAGCCTGCCTCGCAAACCAGCCGTCAGGGCTCGAATGGCCAGAACATTCTGGATATCGTCATAGGCCAAGTGGCCAACGATATCGCCTCCGGTGGCAAGACCGGGCAGGCCATCCAGCGCACCTACAGCGTAAGCAGAAAGGGGCAGGTCCGTGGATAATCCAACCTGGCCGGATACCCTTCCGCAGACTCCGTACATGCAGGATCAGAACACGCCGGATTACAAGCCTGCGTCGAATACCATCCGCACGAGCGTCACCGTTGGCCCAGCCAAGCAGCGGCGGCGTTTCACGGCAGTTCCTGAACCGCTCACCATCCAGATGTGGATGACCACCGATCAAATCAATACCTTCAAGGAGTTCGTCCAGGAGGATATTCAAGACGCGCTGCCATTCGACTGGATAGACTTCCGAACGGGCGACAACTGCTCATATCGCCTGCCTGACGGATGGGGCTCGGTGGAACTCAAATACGACAGCGGCGATATCTGGCAGGTAATTGTCGCAATGGAGCAACTGCCTTGAGGGAAGTGAGCCCCAACGCGCTAAGAGCCATGCTGGCGCAGGAGACCGCCGAGGTCTTCCTGGTCTGCGTGACTATCTCTCATCCCACGCTGACGGAGCCATATTTGCTGGTAAACGATCAGGTGCCTCTGGTACGCACTGCCGGCACGTTTCAGCCGTTCGCATTCGATGCCAGTCTACCCAACGAGCAGGACGATCAACTACCGCAGCCTACCATCAGCATCGATAACATCGACAACGAGATTCTGAAGGCCATTCGCACGATTCCGCTGCCGCGCCCGACGATCACTCTCGAAGTGGTGCTCGCATCTTCTCCCAATACGGTCGAGGCTGGCCCGTTCATATTCTCCGTCCTCTCGGCCCCGTATGACGATGCGGCTATCCACTTTTCAATCGGCTTCGAGGATGACTTGCTTAATACCGCTTTCCCGGCACAGACCTATACACCGGTGAACTCGAAAGGACTGTTCAACTGATGGTCGCTCCATCGTGGTGCAAACCATTTACGAACCTGCTTTACGAAGACAAGGGCCGCGGCCCCGTGGGCTTCGACTGCTGGGGATTTGTGCGCCAAGTCGTCCGCGAACGATTCGGTCTGGAACTGCCGGACCTGTCAGACGAGTATCCGAGCGCGGAAGACCATGATGCCGTGGCTGCGGTTGCCGAACGGAACAAGAGGCTGCTCGCCATGGAATGGCCACAGGTTTCGTCGGCTCGCGAGGGCGACGTGGTGATTCTGCGCGTTGCCGGGAGGCCGTGGCATTGCGGCATTTGCGTGGGCGGCGACTGGATGATGCACATTACCAAGGATGTCAACGTTGGGCTGGAACGGTTCACAAACCCAGTCTGGCGCAACCGCATCGAGGGGTTCTATCGCCATGTCTAGCCAGCACACCCAGAGGAGTAGCACGGCACTCGTTCCGGTCGTCAAGCCGGTGCTCATAGTCGCGCGGCCACACCCGATCTCGACCGAGGCCGTTTGGGCCAAGCTGCCGCACGGGTTCTGCCTGGCTGAGATTCTGGGACCGGATGCGGTGAACTGCCGCGTTGAAATCGCCGGCAGCGTGATTCCGGAATTTTGGTGGAGGCATGTGCGGCCAAAGCCGGGAACAGTGGTCCATGTGACTCGATTTCCGCAGAATGCAGGCGGCAGCGGCTGGAAGATGGTTATGCGCCTGGTGGCCTTCGCCGCGCTTGCAGTGGTTACCTATGGAATCGCGGAAGGCGTGACATGGCTGCCCGAGGCTATTCAGGGGTTGACGCAAGGATGGG